ACAATACCACCTGCCAGGTAAGCACCCGAGGATGCTGCAGTCAGACCGAGCATCGAGGAGATATCGGTACCTGCACCGGCAGTGGCAAACGCGACTGTCGAGGTTGCTCCAGTCGTTCCGGAGGTGACTTCGAAGCGGCTGTAATTGGAGTTCCACACAACAGTAGCACCGGTGGCGCCGGCCGTGATCAAAGCTGCCTGGATGACGGAGGCCACTCCATTCAGATTTGTTTGCACGGAGAAGTTCAAATTGGTCAAGTTGCGGGCGACACTATCGATGGTGAAGTTAACACCGCCGGCAGTGACTGCATTCCATGTGGCAATAGCTTGCTGAGCCGTGGAGAGGGACGCGCCCTTCAATAGGCCTGCAGTGGCAGCTTGTGCCCAACGGCCAATCATCAGGGTAGTCGGCTGAGGAGTCTGCTGAAACCACAGGTTAGCTGCAGCATATTCCGGGGCGGTGGTACCGAAGTCGGCTGCGACGCTCGCCAGCGAGGTGTAAGAGCGATAACGTTCTACGACGTCGATGATGGCGGAAGAGCCGAGGATCAGCAGGGTCGAGGTGTTCTGCATCTGGGCCGCGAGGGGCGACAGATTGACCGCAACGTTAATCAGGCGATTGATGGAAAGAGAGCTGCTCATAAATTCGATTCCTTATTTGACAATCTGCGTACTGTAATGCTCATTGTTCAGGGTGATCTGCAGGCCGGTCAGGCTGGAGATCGGGTAAGTGCGAACAACCTGGCGTCGAATAGTAAACTCCAGATCAGCTCGCAGGTACCACTTCTCTTTCACCAATTCCGGCGCTGCCACGATATCCCCGCTTTCAATCAACCCCATACTATTCAACGAAAGCACTTCTCGGTTCTGCGCAATCTGCATGGCATCACGAAATCTCCGGGCAGTGCCGCTGCACTTTGGACCATAGAAAGAAGTCTTGACCGTGAGGGTCTCATGACGCCGCATCTCATTATAGCCGGCGCCCGCATTGTTATGTACTTCAGCGACATAGGTGTCTGCGCTGCTTATTGTGATCCCAAGGGCTAGCCAATTGACATTCTGGTCCGGGATATTCGTGGCCTCTGGTTGCCAGCGCGGCCGAACCTTCGAACCGTCTATCCCGGAAAGGCCTACGACCCATTCCTGAAAGAAGTTGACAAGGTCGTCATCATCCAGCGGCGCGTTGTTAACCGCGGCTTGAAGATATCCACCGGTGCTGCTGGAGGCTGACAATTACCACTCCCGAGCTGTGAAGACGTCCCCAATGGTCCCAAGGATACTCAAGGCGCCGGCCGATACCGGATATCCTGGCAGTGGGAAATAACCACCGGCCGCGATCAAGATTGACCCGGCGCCAGTGGTGGCGTTACCGAGGTCGTTGATATACATTGGATTCGCTCCACGGTTCTGAACAAAGAATCCGGAGCGCCCTGAATTTGCTGGGATGATGGTTTGGGCAGCACCTGTTGCGGCAATCGCCCCGGAATGGTCGATCGGAGCCTCAATACCGCTTACGAGGACGGTTTGCTGAACGCCTAGAGCGTCGACGGCTTGGAGTTGCATCTTCTATCCTAGCAGAGGAAGTCGGCCAGAGGAGCTGGCCAGATTAAATGTAAAGTCCGGTGTGAATTCGGACATATAAGGCTGGGCGTCAGTCCGGTCAACACTGTAGCATTCAGCCTGATAAAAACCCGGGCCGAAATGCGGATAGAGGTCGACATGTTTGACAAGGTAGTTATCTCCGCGCCAAACGATAACATCTGGCTGGTATTGGGAAACTTCCCCACGCAGAGCAAACTTACACACCACGGTCAGAGCCCTTGTGGTCACCTGGAAGTCGTCGCGGCGATCCAGATCGCTTTGCGAGCCCATCGTGACGACGCCGATAACGTTCGGTATTCGCGTCTCTACAATGGTCGAGCGGCCGTGTTTGTCCACAGACTCATTCCGACGGCGCACAGTAAAGCGATCCGCGAAATCCGGATCGGTTAAGAACTGTGTGACGTCAAGGAATGGCATTGATTAAATCTTCCCGGCAATTGCCTTACGGATTTGAGCCCGGATTCCCGGTCCTCGGAATGACCCACCGATTGACTCCGACTCTTTTTTCCAGCTTTCGATATCTTTAAGGGCTTTCTGAACCAGCTCCTTCGTGCGGCGTTCTTCATCATCACTGACGGTGCCGTCTGGATTGGCATCTTTCACGGCGTCTTTTGCCCGGAAGGTTACGGACGACCCGTCTTCGCGGCTAACCATCTTGTAACCTTCACTTTCGACGAGCTGGATAAACTTCGACAGCGGGTCGCCCTTGATCGTGCGGCCATTCGGGAGCTTGACCTCCCAGTAGCCTTTGCGCCGGTCATAATCCACTTTGAAAGTCGGGCCAGCGTCTAGCGTAGTGCTTTTCTTTGGCCCGAGGTGGATATGGATAATCTTTTTCATTTCTTGTTCCTGATTACAAAATTGATCGAATTCCGGAGCTGGGCTGTATCCACCAACGGCTTATCACCGAGACGCCCGCGTTTGCGCCGTGCGTACAAAGTACGTGGGCTCAACGCGGGATCAAGGCCTGCGTTGATTTTCCCGCGAATAGATGCTTGGGTCAATAATCCAACACGGTGAAGAGCTTTATCAATTGCGCCGATATTTCCTTCAGCCGCTTTACGTGCGGCGTAAGCGAAGTTGTCCGCTATCTGGGTTTTGACGGCTTCAATACCTGGCCGCATAAACTCTCGCGCTGGAATGTTATTCGCCGGAGACCCTTGGTCATTGATGTAAGCGAGGGCCGCGTTAGTCATCCCATCCTTCTCGGAGTCCTTGCGCTCGGTCTTGTCCTCTGGTACACCCGTCAAGACGTCCTGTTTAGAAAGCTGGGCAAAAGTCACCTTCAGCTTCGGGAGCTTATTCAGGACCATCTTGACGGCGTTTTTCATGCTTATCCGAAGTTGCTAAATCCTGGTGTCACGTTTGGACCTGACCAGCCGAGGCCCGTTCCGGTCGGGGTGGCGCCAATACCGATTTGAAGGGGGCCTGCTCCAAACATTTTGGCAAGACGAATGAAGCGCGTTCCATAGATCGACATATTCCAGTGACCAGCGTCCGTCTCGATACCAGATCCTGTATCGTAGCCAATGGAAACCTTGTCCACCGATTTCGAATTAACCGGGCCGACTTGCTGGCCAGGAATCCCGCCATTCTTGGACTCAGCTTGGGCTCGTGCTTCGAGGACTAGGTTGTGGGCGACAAAGAGCTCGGCTGCTATGTCCAGCTGATTGCCCCACCGCCGGGTATTGAGCATGGCGTAGGCTAGGTTCAACCAGTAGGTTACTGCGGACGGTGTGTACTGGGAGGTGCTGGCAAACTCCGGATAGTCCTGACGGAACTGGGCTACAGTGATGGTCATGGCTTACTTCTTGAAAGAGCGACCAATATTGGTCTTATCGACGCGACAGTGAAGTGTCAGCGGCCTTGGCCTTCTCTTTGGCAAGCTCCTCTTTCAGGAACTTCAAGCGCTGGAGAACAGTACCGGAGGGTTCTTTGCCGGCCTTCTTAGCCGCCTCGATAAGCCGCTCCTGTGTGGCAATTTCTTTCTCGACGGATGCAACAGAGTCCTTGGTACCGAGCTTCTTTTCGATCTCGCGGATCTTGGCCATGACCTCAGCCTTGAGCCGGAGAGGGGCCTGAGGTGTCAGATTGTTGTAACGCGTTTCCAGGATGGCCAGCTCTTTGCGGAGGGCTGTCTGGTCAGCGTCCCGTGTCACTTTCTTCGGAGTCAAGTAGATATGGATATGCTTACTGCTCATCTTGTTCTCCGCCTTGGTTGGCCCAGTATTTCCGGTTGTTGGAGTTCATTGTGGCCAAGGTGACATTCTCCGGGATCACCTCGACAGCGGAAGGCCGGTATTCGTCGGCGTCGCGCTGGGAGTAGGCGATAGCCTCGGCCTGTTTTGGATCTTTACCGGCTTCGATCTCGGTTTTGATGTTGTGCTGCAAAGCAGCCTCGGATTTACCGTTTTCCAGTGGCATAACGCCCCCTATTTCAATGTATACCGCGATATTTTACAAAGGGCAGGGGGATGGCCCTGCCCGGCCTGAAATCGCCCCTTACCCGGGTTTCTTCGGGTCGTAGACTGTGACCCCATTGGCCACAGAATACCAGTGCTCTGCGTGCAGCCGCTCCATCTCCTGGACGCCGGCTTTGACGACCAACTCGCGGAAAGCGTCGATGCGGAGCTTGAAGGCCTTCGGGACGGTCACGGTGACCATCTCAACGACCTCGGCTTCGATCTTCTCTACCTTGTCGACAATAGTAGTTTCCTGGGCGGGCGCATCTGGTTCGGGAGTAGCAGGTGCTGGAGCCTCAGATGCGGCCTCATCTTTTGCGGCCCACGGTGGGGGGACTTTGGTGGTTTCTTCATCTGCCATGGTGGCTTCTCCTAAGGTTAACAAAAATGGCCCTTCGGTAAGGACAGGGCCATTTTATTGCTGATGTGCTCGCTTGACTTGCAAGCGATTGATCACAGACCGTCGAAGTAGCCCATGGTTTCGGGATACACCACTTCGACTGCGCCAAGGCGGCAGAAGTAAGTCGTCTTGTGGTAGATGCTGTCGTACTGGATAGGAGTACGTTGCAGCAGTGTCATGGGGTAACGCACGCGTTGCTTTTCTTTGGTGTACACCACGGCGCGATCCACGGTACCAGTGGTGCCGATGGTGCCGCCAACACCTGTGCCGATCAGCCACTTGCAAGGCAGAATTTCCAGCTTGCCCTTGCCGGAGGTGGTCAACAGGTTGTTGTCCTGGATGTACTTCAGGATAGACACGTTACCGGCTTGCGACACCTTCTGGGTGCTGATGTAGCCGAACTGTGCTGGGGGCAGCAGCAGACGACCGGGGATGACGGCCCAAGCCGAAGCCTGCCACACGCTGGTCAGCATCTGGTTCACATCGGCCAGGATTTCGTCGGCAGTCTTCTTGGTCCAGTTGCTGGAACCGGATACGCCGTTGGCCATGTTGGATACGTTGGTCACCAGGCTGTTGTTCACCAGGCCGGTGTCACCAGTGGAGGTGTCACCGATGTAGACCTGCTCGTCGATATCCATCTGATGCTTCAGTTGGAGACCTTCGAATTTCTGCTGGTCAACAGGGCGACCCAGCTTAGCAGCACTTTCCAGTTCCAGGATAGTGTACTTCAGTTCCATAGCCCAAGGACGCAGTTGGTGCGGTACTTTGGCGATGTCAGCAGAGATACCGGTGATCTGGTTGGAGTCTTTGCCGATCCAAGCCTTACCGTTGCCGATACCGTTACCGGCGCCGAGGCCACCGGCCGCGGCGAAGGTCGACAGCGTGAAGCTGGAGACTTCGTCAGCGATGGTGACGTCTTCGCGCAGGTCAATATCACGACCCCAAGTAACTGCGGCCAGCGGCTCGTGCAAGGTCATGTCCAGGCGTTCCAGCTCGCCAACCAGGAAGGCGCCGGTGGAATCCACGGTGCGGCCATCGGCCGTGCGGAAGGCGTTGCCCAAAGGCTTGCCCAGCTGGTTGCCCATTGCGTCGATGGTGCGGTAGCCCGAATCAAACGTCATCACGTCGCGGGTTTTGCTGCGGGGCAGGAGGAGAATGTTGCTCATGTTAATTCCTGTTTGAGTTCGGATTAGATGTTGAAGGCGATTTCAACGTTGCCGCTGGAATCAGGAGAACCGTTGAAGGTTGCATTCAACAGCTGGGTGGTGTTACCGGCAGAGTAGGCTGCTTCGATACCACCTTGAACGTGGGCACCAGAGGAGGCCGCAGACCACACGTAAACCAAACCACCCTTGACAGGAGTACCGCCAGCAGGCAGGTAGGCCATGATGTAACCAGCGCGCATCACATCAATAGCACCGTTGGTCGGGGGAGTCGCTGCACCGATCGCGGCGGCGCCGAAGTTCGAAGCAGACGATTGCTGTGTCGGGTACGGACGCACGGTCAGACCATAACCAGCTGGTACAGTGTTCGACTGGTCGCCGGCTGCGAAAGGCCGCACGCCTTGGGTAGTGGCATCAACCAACACAGGCTGACCGTAAGCTGTCGGAGGGGCGTTCACATCGATCAGCGCTGGTTCAATGCTGGTCGGGTGAGTGCGATTGACGTCACCGGGGAAGCCGGCGCCCATGCGGAATGCAAAGGCCACGTCGCGAGTTTTCATGCGTTTCGTCATTGTGTTCTCCATTGAAGACGAGGGTTAAGCGCCGAAACGTTCGCGGTTGCGACGATTCAGTTCTGCGAGGGTGATTGGTCCAGCGGCTTTTGCCGGGGCAGCGTCACGAGCACCACTGTGCCGACCGTGATTGTTGGCATCACGCTTCATGGCAGCGGCCGAACGGAACAGAGTGCGGACTGCGTCGCACGTCATGTTCTTGGTGTCCAGAGTCTTACCATCGAGGATGTCGTCCAGGAGACCGCGCGTTGCGGGCTGGGCGTAGGCCAGATCAAGGGCTTGGCGGCGCAGGCCGCAAATCTCCTTGAAAGTCTGGCCGGGCTTTGCAGCACGGTCGTACGTCGGAATACGAATGCCGGGGGTCAGGATTTCGGCCATAGCCACAGTATCCTGATAAGAGTCGGCCAGGTAGGCCGAGTCTTTAGCCTTGGCGGCTTCTTCTTTCAGCTCTTCAGGGAACTCGTCCAGCATACCTTCTTGGCCAGCGTCAGGTTCTTCGGCGTCGTCTTGAGCGCCTCCTTTGCCAGCGCCCAAAGCCTTCTCCAGAGCCTCAATACGGCTGCGCATCTCTTGGTGCTCTTGCTCATTTTTGTCGACATGAGCTTGGAAGTCGTCATCAGTGAAGCGGGCAGAACCTTCGCCACTGCCCTCAGCGCCACCGTGGATGTGAACATGTGTTTCGTTCTCATCGCTTTCGCCAGATTCTTCGGAGCCACCGGTGATGGTCTCGTCCTTGGCTACCTTGGCGGCAAGCTGTTCAACTTCTTCGGCGTCTTTGGCCTTGAACGCCTTCATCAGTGCGTCCAGGATTTTACTGTGGCGGGGTTTCATCTTCTGTCCTTTCAGGATTGGTTTGCTATCGCTAATTGCACACCGCGGACCGCAACGTCCTTGTTCCACGAGCGCGATGTGATTGATGATAATGTTCCGTTGACGGCCAAGCCCTGGCCCGGTCTCTTCGTAGTCAGCCTCGTAACCAAGACTGACTTCGCGTTTGCCGTCCTGGACTGCCTCGATACCTTCTGGAGTCGTGATAAGCAGATCGCCAAT